TAAAGCAACTTATCTTACTGAAAAATGGGGGATTTGATGGTAATGGAACTTATTAAAAAGCATGAGGGGTTTGAAGGGATGCCGTATAACGATTCACTTGGATTTCCTACAATCGGATACGGAACTAAACTTCCTATTACCGAAGAAGAAGCAGAAATTCTTTTGGAACACAGGCTTAAAAGAATGATGAGAGAGCTTATCCAAAAAGAGCCTTTCTTTGAAAAACTTCCGGAAGACGCCCAGAAAGTTATAACGGATATGACTTACCAACTTGGTGTTGGCGGTGTCTTGAAATTCAAAAAGATGTGGGCGGCATTGAAAAAAGGGGATTACAAAAAAGCGGCTGACGAAATGCTTGACAGCAGATGGGCGAAACAAACGCCTAACCGTGCGAAAGAACTAGCAGAAATTATGAGGAGTTTATAATGTTTGGATTTTTAAAAAACATTTTTGGCGGAAGTGACATAATCAAAAAAGGTGCGGATCTGCTTGATGAAGCATTTTACACAGATGAAGAAAAAGCAAAAGACAAAGAAAAACTCATACAAATGAAAGCTGAGCAAAAGATAAAACTTCTTGAAGCGTATCATCCTTTTAAAGTTACACAGAGGATTTTGGCTATTGCTTTTACTTTTACATTTTTGTTTATCGTAATTAATGGAATTTTAGGTGCGTTATATGGCTTGGTTGATATGAACAGGGTTAAAGAAGCTCTTGATTTTGCAAACAGTGTCAATTTGGGATGGATTGTAATGGCAATAGTTGGATTTTATTTCGGTGGAGGGTTTGTAGAGAGTATCGGGAGGGTGAAAAAGTGAATATAGATAGAGACGCTTTATATATAGGAAGTTTTATCGCATCTCTTGGAGGGGCCTGGTTTTTAGTCAGATACCAGGTAAAAGAATTGATAAGTGCTCAAAAAGCGATGTTTAGCAAACTTGATTCTATAAACGAAAAAGTTGTTCTGACTGAGCAGGAAGTAAACGGAATGAAAAGGGAAGTAAAAGAGCTTTCCGCATATAAACAGAAAATAACAATTCTTGAACAGACTACCGCACACCATATCGATTTGATAAGCGCGGAAGAAAAGTTCGTAACGAGAAAAGAGTTTGAACTGGTAGTTAAAAACCTTGATAAAGATATTAAGGAATTAAAGAGCGGACAATATGAAATTTTAAAGTTCCTGAAAAAAACACTCGGGAGCCAAAATGAATAAAGAACTCGAAAGAAAACTAAACAATATCGTCCAAGTCGGAACGGTGACCGAAACTAAATGCTCTGACGGGAAAGCTCTTGCGAGGGTGAATATTTTAGGAAGAGTTACGGATTTTCTCCCTGTGAAAATGATAGGGAACGACTTTGTAAGAATTTGGATTCCTGTGAGGGTTGGCGAGCAGGTTTTAGTAGTTAGCCCTTACGGCAATGCAAACAGCGGGATAATACTCCCGAGTGTTTATAACAAATCTTGCAAAGAGCCGAACGGGGCAAATGATGAAAATGTAATTATTGAATTTAGCAAAGGTGTAAGGATTGAAAGCGACGGGGCAAACATAACTATAAACGTCCCTGATGATGTGAATATAACTTGCACTAATGCAAACATAAAAGCTGACGCAGTTAAAGTAGATAGCCCGAGCATTGATTTAGGTTTAGGCGGAAAAGGCGTGGTTACGGGAGAGTGTATTTGTGCTTTTACCGGCAAGCCGCATCACGACTATTCTGCAAATACAAGGAGTGCGAAATGATGAGTGCTGATTCTCTTGCAAGCAGAATTGAGGAAAATTTAACATCTTGCGGTTTTGAAATGATAGATCAAAATAAATGTCTTGTCGAATCTATTGCAAAAGCAATCGTGGATGAGATACAGCAAAACGCAGAAGTTACCGGAACCGACAGTGAAGGCGGTGAATGCACGGGAGAAGTTAAATAATGGATGTGCAAGTAATTGGGACTGCAACGTTTGACGGATACATTATTGACGTAGCGGAAGAAATAAGAAGAGTTTTGAAAACAAAAAAGGGAAGCATTCCTATGAATCCGGAATACGGAAGCGAACTTTATAAGCTAAGAGACAGAGCAATGAACGATGAAACAAGATTGAAAATTATCTCTTTTACATTTGACGCTATTGATAAATGGGTGGATAGAGTTAAATGTAAGAGAGTTGATGTGTTGCCTTTAAATGACAAACAATTTAATTTAAGGATAGAAATTGACCCTGCCTGATGTAGTGCAAACTTTGAGCTATGACGAAATTTTAGAACAAAACCTTGATATTGTTAAGTCTTTGTTGCCTGATTATAAACCGGCAGAGGGTGATAATGTAATGCTTGTTTTAAGAGTTTTTAGTTATAGAGAGCTTAATTTAAGAGCATTGTTTAACAGCTTAGCAAAAGCGTTTTTCCTATCTACCGCGAGTGGAAGTGATCTTGACAATTTAGCAGAAACCCTTTACGGATTATACAGACTCCCTGGTGCGAAACCTTATGCGAATATGGAATTTAGCTTAACTGCTATTTTGCCTTACGATATGTTAATCCCTACAGGATTTGAGCTTGTAGATGAAACGGGGATACATTTTGCGAAACTTTTAAATGACGTAGTTATTAAAGCAGGGGAAACGAGTGCGGTTGGAACGATAGAGTTACAGGAATATGTTGCAAGCAGTAGTGTTAAAACTGAAATTCAAGTTTCTCCTTTGCCTTATCTACAAGTTAAACAGCTAACGCCCTTTGCAAACGGAAGCAACCCGGAAAGCGATGAGGATTTTAAAGAAAGAATAAGGCTATCTTTCGCAAACAAATCTACTGCCGGAAGCACAATGACTTACAAAGCGTTTACGTTTCAGGCGGATGAGAGAGTGGAAGATGTAAGAGTTTTATCTCCAAACGCCGGGATTGTGGATGTTGTTTATTACAGCAGTGTTGCAGATGATTTGATGCAGGAGAGAATTGAAAATACTTTAAATGCTGACGAAGTTAGACCTCTTACTGATTTAGTGCAAGTAAAAAAAGCAAATGAAATCACTTTTGACGTAGAAGGTGAAATAGTAATAGAAAGCGGTGTTGATGCAAGTAGTGTTTATGTGGAAGCGATTAACTCTTTGAAAACTTTAACTTTTAATATTGGTGAGGATGTAAGTTTGGCGAAAATAATTTATTTTCTTATGGTAGACGGCGTAATAGACGTAAATCTTACAAACCCTACGGCAAATATCGAAATAGACGACTATTCGATAGCTATTTTAAACAATGTAAATCTTACTTATAAGGTTTTAGATGAGCTGTAAAACGATTTTGCCTACAAACATTGATGAAGTTATAAACGCACTTGATCTGCTCGGATGTGAAAGATTAACTGATATAAAAGAGCAGATTAAGAAGGTTGAAGACTTTAACAATGTTTTAAAAATAGATGAAGAGTTTTTATCTTTAATGGTTGATGAATATCAGGCCGGAATGTTTAAAGAGTTTGAACCCGATGCAAGAAGTTTGATTTATTTTGCACAAAGAAACTATCCTAAACTTGGAACTTTAAGTGCAATTAAAAAAGTATTTGAAGCTCTTGATATAGAAGCAGAGATTAAAGAGTGGTTTAAAACAGGAAAAGAACCCTTTACGTTTGATTTGGATTTATCTTTGACAAACAAAGAGATAACGCCTGAGCTTATAGAAAAACTAAAAAAACTTATTGAATTTACAAAAAATATAAGGAGCAAATTAGATGAACTGATTTTATCTTACAAAACATCCGCAAACTTGAACTTACAAGTCGGAAATATGGGAGAAAGCGCAGGAAATGCTGAAATGATTACAGGATTTACAAACACTGCTGTTGGTTTTGCTTATCCTTATGTAGGAACTATGAGCGAAGCGGTAGCAGTAGCAGAAATGACGGAGGTATAACATGGGAGCAGTAGGACAAAGCATTATAACGGCAAATGGGATTAAGGCTTTAATGGATGCAAGTGCTGTTGGGAAGTTGATTAAACCTAAATATTTTAAATTTAGTGATGTAGATTATACACTTGACCAGACTATCGAAGACATTAGCGGTTGGATACAAAAGGACATAAGCGTTTATAACACTTTGAATTCGAATACGGTTGAATTTACCTGCGACGTAGCACCTGAGGAAGCGGCAAAATATACAAAAACGGCGGGGCTTTATCTTGAAGACGGAACTTTATTTATGCTTGCAAAACCGCCTTATCCGTTTCCGCCTATGTTACGACAGACTTTTAAGGTGCAGTTAGTTTATCAGAATGCGGAAAACTTAATCGATTTTAGCTATCTACCTTTTTACGAGACAGAGCAAGACTTGGCTATTTTGAACAATGCGGCTGTTTTGGGAGAGCAGATTTTAAAAAACGCAGAAGAAATCGGGCTTATAAAAGCCTATTTAAAATTAAACTAAAGGAGTAAAAATGGGAATTGATTTAACAGAAATTTCTCAAAAAGTTTTGGACAATAACACAAATGCGGCTAATGTTTTTAGGAGACAATATGATTTACATTTTAATCCAAACCCGCTTGATGTTGAACTTCCTTATATAGATGAAAATGGAAACACAATAACAACAAAAATACCTAATGTTGCAAGTTTTAGGAAAAGAGTCTGGGACGATGTTGGTGGAGCATTAGGGCAGTTTAACAGAACTTTTTACGTTGATCAAGTGAATGGAGATGACAACAATGATGGAAGTTCGTCAGCTCCGTTTAAAACGTTAGAAACTGCAATAGGCAAAGTTCCTATTGGTGGTTTTGGTGTTATATATGTAAAAGGCGATATTTTAATACAAAATTGTATTTATTTAACAAATAAAATTATTCGTATTATCGGAGACAATTCTAACAATATTGATTTTTATTCGACAAGCGATGATAATAGCAATTACTTAAAAGGATTTTTTAGATTAAGAAATAGTATAGTTGCTTTTCATTATATTACGGTAAAAGCCCCTTCTAAAACAAATTCGGATGTTGGATGGAGTTGGGCGGATGCTCTATTTAAAGGGATTGATGGTAATGCGGTTTCAGCTGTTGGTTTTTTTGGTTATTTAAACAACAATCCCACTTTAGTAGTTCCTGCAGATGCTCCTATGGTTGTTTGGAGTGCAGGTGTTAATATTCAAGGTAAAGTTATTTTTCAAGCATCTCATAACAAAATTATTGTTAACCGTCCTGTTTATAACATAAACTGGTCAGCGGTTGGTGAATTTATGAGTTGGGGTGTTATATATGAAGATGATGATGGAAATTCTGTTTCTGGAGATAGTTTAATAGCAGGCATTGTTAGAGACGCAGATAGTGGTAACCCAGTTAATCTAATAAGCAATATTAATTTTAGCTCATAAGGAGGAATGAAATGATTAAACAAATTAAATTAAACAATCTAATTCATATAAACATAGAACCTAAAAGTATAGATGAAAACGGACAAGAAACCTGGAACATTCCTTCTGATTTAGAAGAATTAAGGACAGTTGCAATCGACACAATCAGATGGGATGCGGGAAGACAGCTTAAAGAAACGGATTGGGTCGTTACAAAAATAGCGGAAATTCAGGTAACAGGCGGAGATGTAGAAGCGGCAAAAGAGAAATATGCGGATATTTTAACAGAGAGGGAAGCTATAAGAGCAAAAAGCAACGAGCTTGAGGAAAAAATTAACGGATGCGAAACGCTTGATGAGCTTTTAGAAGTTGTAAAAGATTTAAGGGTAATCGTATGAACTTCTTAATGCAATTACCTAAAGATAAGTTAGGACACGCTCTTGCAGGGCTGATTGTTTTTAACTTTGCTTTGCTTTTTGTAAATGTTGCAGTTGCTTTAATTTTAGTTGCAATAGTTGCAGGATTAAAAGAAGGATATGACTTTTTACATAAAGACAAGCATACACCTGATTTCTGGGATTTTGTAGCAACAATAAGCGTCCCGGTTGTTTTAACAATTTTAATCTATCTAAAAGGAGGAATTAATGCGTAAATTATTGCTTTTAAGTGCAGTTTTAGGAGTCTTTTTTGTAGGTTGTACTGCGGAGAGCTTAACTATTACAAAATGCAAAACTTACAAAAACGGAATTTGTGTAGCTAAGGAGGTAAAAGAGGTTAAAGAGTGCAAATATCCTGTAGAAATAAGCGGTAAAACTTACTGCGAGGAATAAAACTTTTAAGGAGAGGAAATGGATTTAAACTTTGGAATTAACGGAAGCATAAGTGTAGAAGCTGCAAGACCGGTCTTAGTAGATACATCTACGCCTATTGGGATTGTAGTGCCGTTTGGAGATACGGACGGGGAATTTAAAGTGTTTAACAGCGCGGATGAGATGAAAACATATCTTGAAGACAAAGGTGCAACTGAAGACGATCTGGCTTATAAAACGGCTAATGCTATCAGTCTGCAAAACGCAAGAGGGAAAATCGTCGTTAAATTTGTAGCATACACAAAAGACGCAGACGGAAACGATACAACAAAACAAAGCGTTTTAGACGGGCTTGACGTGTTAAAAACTGCACCGCAGGACGAAAACATTCTTACAACGCCTGACTTGATTATCTGTCCTGAGTATTCTTACGATACGGACGTAGCGGCAAAAATGGACAGCTTAGCAAGTCTCTTTAGAGCGACGGCTATTGTAGATGTAAACGCGCCTGATGAAGCTACGGCAAATTCATTTGCTAACAACTTCGGAAGCAGATATATGCTACTTTACAACGGAAGAAGCAAAGCGGAAGGAAAGTTATATCCGACAAGTGCACTTATAGCGGGATTAATCGCATATTGGGATGCAGGAGGAGACAACGGATACGACCCGTTTGGTTATGCAAGAAGCCATTCTAACAGAATAGTTAAAGGTGTAAGCGGTAGCGAGAGAATAATCGAGTATTTCGACGGGGTTGATTGTGAAGCAAGAAGATTAAGACAAAACGGTATCGGTTCAATCGTTCAGGATGTTGGATGGAGAAGTTACGGATTTGAAACAAGAGATATTGATCCGATTTGGCAGTCTTTGGAAAGGGTTAGGACGTTTCATCGCTGGTTACAAGCAATTATAGAGGCAAACAAATGGGCGAGAGACAGAAGTGCAGACCAGCTTGTGTATGTTAAGCAAACTTGTATCGATTTCTTTAACAAACTAAAAGGTGCAGGAATTGTTCTTGGGTATGAAATTTACTTAGACCCAAATCTGTCTGATGTAACGGCTGGAAAATTTACGTTTATTCTAAAAACCGCAAACTTACCGGCAATTAGAGAGCTTGATTTTGAGCTTGTGTTCTCAGATGATTGGAACTCTGCGTTCATAGACTGGATTAATTCAATTTAATAAGGAGAAAAAATGGCTGTGAAATTACCTGAAAAAATTAATGGAGTAAACGTCTTCATCGACGGAATAGGACACTTGGGAGTTGTGGAAGAAATTAAACTTCCTGAAATAAAACAGAAATATGACAGTGTAAGCAGTGGAGGATTTGAAAGAGATGTTCAAACAGGTATTTTTGAAAAGATGGATGCCGAGATAAGTTTAGATGAATATTCAGCTGTTGCTTTTGCGGCAATGAGTGCGAATATGAAAATGGGGCTTCCTGTTGTGTTTATCTGTAAAGCTAACATAGTTCAGGACGGAACCACAAAAGGGGTTGTGGCGACAATTGCCGGAGACATAACAATAAATGATGGAACTTTAAAAACTGGCGAAACAGCAAAAAGAACAATTAATATCAATGTTAGGAAATATGCTTTTGAAATAGACGGCAAACAGGGCGCTTTAATTGATGTTGATAATTTGATTGCGGTTCTTGATGGTGTTGATATTTTAGAAGAACTAAGAAAAAATATAATGTAAAAACTTTTAAGGAGAGGAAATGGCAGAAATTAAACTAAGTGACGGAAGAGTGATAAAAATGAGAAAACCAAAAGTTAGGGATATGAGAATGGTTGCTGATGTGGAAAACGACATTGAAAAAGAGATTAAATTAATCAGCAATCTTACAAACATGACGGTCGAAGAGCTTGATGAACTTGATCTTGTAGATTATAAAAAATTACAGGATGCATTAGCTGATTTTTTGTCGTAACTTGGAGTGACGCTGTAAAAGGCGTTGCTCTTATAGGCAATGTGCTACATTTCGGATTTAACGAAACAATGGAAATGGAGATTGATTTGTTTTTGAATTTTATTCAGGAAGCAAAGAATTTAATAGAGATAAAACAAACGCAGTTATAGGAGCGGCCAGTAAGCCGAAAAATATACTTCCTGTAACGGCTTCTGCAAAAGGAGTGTTCCAAATTGTTATTAAAAACACCACTAAACAACTCACAAAAATTACGAAATAAACATTATCTATTAACTTTCTCATATTTATATTATATCAAAAAAAGGTGAAATATGCCAAAAACATTAGGATTGGATATTGTAATAGGTTCTGCAATAGGCGGAGCGGTAAGCGGATTTCAAAGCGTTATAGGAGAAGCCGATAAATTAGGCAATGTAATTACAAAATTAAATTCAAAAAAATTAAACGTGTTATCAGAAACGCCTGAGGTTAAAAAGTTAAACGACAGGCTTTCTACATTATCACAGACAATAGATCACTTATATAAGAAAAAA